GCGACTGGAGCTACTCGATCAACACCGCCCCGTTACCTGTTGAGAGCGAGAGATACAGCCACAAAGCTAAGCAGGCCGCCGAACTGGAAAGCAAAGGGTTCTGGCTGCGTGCAGCTCAGGTATGGCGCGAGGCGATGCTGGTGGCGAAGTTCGACGCATCACGCAACGAAGCCAAAGAGAACTGCGACCGCTGCGCCGTGAAGGGTTCGCTCAACTGTGGCAGCTACGGTGGACTTGATATAGGTCGTATCGGTGAAAGCTTCCTGAGTGAGGTTCGCCAATGAAAGCGCACCTGAAGAGCCACTACGAGCGTAATGAGATTTTCTACCGGGCCATCCGAACAGCAGTCGTGATGATTACCGTCCTGATTATTGTCCTGACATTGGAGTTGACCACAGCATGAGTACTTTAGCGCGCATTTACGACGATAAGAAAAATAGCGACACCGATATCACTACCCGCAAAACCTACCTGCTGGGCGTTGATGAGCTGTATGTTGAAACTAATTACAACATCCGTGATATCGATCAGACCCATGTCGAGGAATTCCGGGACGCCTTTATCGCTGGTGAGCATGTGCCTCCGCTCGCTGTTAAGGTCACGGAGAAGGGCATCAAGATTATCGACGGCCATCACCGCTACTACGGTGCGAAGCTGGCACAGGAAGCTGGCTATACGCTGCGCCTTGAATGTAAGGACTTCGTGGGCAGTGAGGCTGACAGCGTGGCGTTCATGGTCACCAGTAGTCAGGGCCGCGCCCTTTTGCCTCTGGAACGTGCCGCAGCCTATCAGCGCCTCGTGAATCAGGGATTAGAGCCAGGTGAGATTGCCGCCAAGGTAAAACGTTCGATCACCGATGTAGAACAGCACCTCCAACTGCTGACCGTTGGCGAGCCGCTGATTGAGATGGTGAAGTCTGGCGAAGTGGCAGCGACAACAGCAGTAGCCCTGCAGCGTGAGCATGGTGTGAAAGCATCATCGGTGGCACAGGAGCAGATGCAGAAGGCGAAAGCGGCTGGCAAGAAGAAGCTGACCCGCTCAGCAGCCATCGTATCACCGATAAAACTGCGTGAAAAAATCCGTACAGAACACGCGGCATGGTCACAGGAAACATTCGGCGACGTTGGACCGGTAGGACCCTTGAAGCACTTGGCAAAAGAAGCGATGGAAGCAGCCGAAGCGCCCGATGACCTGTCCGAATGGGCTGACCTTCAGTTTCTGCTGTGGGATGCCATGCGCCGCGCCGGTATCACTGAGGAAGAGCTCAATGCCGCTATGGAACTGAAGCTCAGCGTCAACAAGGCTCGCAACTGGACCGAACCTAAAGACGGTGAACCGCGTGAACACCTGAAGGCTGATAGCGAGGAAGCCATTCAGTCTGAAAAAGATTATGGCGATGATCTGCCACTGCTGAAGCACGAAATCCTAGAACAAAGCGGTGTTGAGGTGTGGGCCTGCGTTATTGCCGCGTTCAAAATGAAAGCTGAGTACACCTATAGCGAATCCAAGTGGGCGCATACCTGGGCGGCAGACTCCGTAGAGAACCCTACCTGTGTGACGGTTCCAGCAGAGACGATTGCCAGCGCATTACGCCTGATCAAACAGCATCAGGATGATCTTGAACTGAACAGGATGATCTTGAACTGAAGTTGTGGGTATCAGAGCAGTACGACGATTCAGAGCTGGCAACAGAGCAGTTGCAGCGATTCTCAGCGGTTCTGATTGAAGTTCGCCAGGACAGGCCCTGCACGGTTCAGGAGTTTATCGCGCTGGTAGAGCAGACTAACCGTGAGTGCTGGTCAAACATCCGCATGCTGCGTCAGGCAGTCCGTGAAGTGGTTGGTAAGATGACCATTCCCGGCATCGGGGAGGAGGCTATATGAGCTGGATGAGGCTTTACGGTGGGAGAAATCAGGTAATACTCACTGATTACCACCTCGATGTGAAAGAGGGTGAAACCCGGTTTGAGTATCTGGTGCGGCATAACAGCAAAATCTGGAATACCATGCTGGAGCAGAAGATCACCGTCGAGCGGGATAGCTTTGGCGCATTCAAGCCGACCATAGCACTAGAAGATTTTCCCCGTGGGCTCAGCGAAAGAGAGTCCATGCTGAAACTGGCTGACTGGTTGCACCGTCTCGGTGTTTCTATCGAAGATCACTGGAGCAAGCCATGAGGTTAACGCTCCCGTTTCCACCAAGCGTCAACACATACTGGCGTAACACCAAAAAGGGAGTATTGATCAGCGCCTCCGGGCGCTGTTTCCGCTCCAACGCTTTAGCGTGCGTCATGGAACAGTTAAAGCGTCGTCCCACACCGATTACAGTGAACGTAGAGGTAAGCGTGCTACTGTTCCCGCCAGACAAAAGACAGCGTGATCTTGATAACTATCTCAAAGCCCTGTTTGATAGCATTACGCATGCTGGTGTATGGTGCGATGATAAACAGATTAAGCGATTTACTGTAGAATGGGGAGAGCAAGTAAAGATGGGAAAAGCGGAAGTTACTATAAGGCCCTATGCAGTTGCGTCCCAGTCTAAATAACTAGTTCTTTAATGTTAAGAGAGTTATTTTCCTAAATATTAGGCCAACGTCCCGCTTAAAATAAATAGTATAAATTTAAGGTGAAGCTAAGCCGTTGTTTATACTAAAGTAATATGAGTTAATTTTTTCAGGTTTTTAGGTCAGACTTTTGATGGAGAACGACATGGCGGAACTGCAAAAGCAAGATGGAATAAATGAATCTGAAAGGTATTTAGCAGGTCTTTGCAATAAATCATTTCTTAATCTATGGAGCTATCCCAATGTATATACTGACGAAGGAAAGAAAAGCGCTAATGGTGATGGCAAGGAATTATGTGATTTGTTAGTTGTTTTTGATAAACATGTGATAATATTTTCAGATAAAGATATAGGTTTTAAAGATACAGGTAATATTAATGTTGATTGGGGGCGCTGGGTTAAAAAAGCCGTCATCAAATCAGCGAGCCAGTTATATGGAGCAGAAAGCTGGATTAAAGAAAGACCTGGCCGGCTCTTTTTAGATAAAAAGTGCACTAAACCATTCCCTCTTAAAATACCTACAATAGATGAAATTAAAGTTCATCGTATTGCTGTCGCTAAAAATGCCTCCCAAAGATTTTCAAAATTAGTAGGTGGTTCAGGGAGCCTGATTGTAGATCCATCTATCTCCGGCAATGAACATTTAGAACATCCCTTTACAATTGGTCATCCAATTGCAAATAAAGATTTTGTACATGTTTTCGATGATGTAGCCTTGGATATCATTCTTAATGAGTTAGATACAATTTCAGACTTCGTTGACTATATCGAAAAAAAAGAAAAGTTCATAAATTCTAATCTACTTGGTAGTGCAGCCGGAGAAGAAGAACTTCTTGCTCATTATCTTATGAGTTCGCAGTCTGGAAGAGAGCCGGGGTTTTATGTTGAGGATAATCAAAAAGCCTTTATTCTGGAAGGGCATTTTGATTCTTTAACAAGCCTTCCTCAATATAAGAGAGGCAAAGAGCAAGATAAAGTATCTTATTTTTGGGACGGTTTTATAGATCATTTTGGGAAGCATGCATTAGCTGGCACACTCATCTACGATAGAGAAACACTTTTCTCAGACGCCATATTGGGATTGAAATCGATGGCATCAGAGAGAAGGGTAGCGCGTAGGGCGTTATCTAAAGCTATCCTTGAAAAAGTTACATCATCAGATCCTAGCGTTCGGGCTGTCCGCGTGTTGGTATCCCCAACTACGCCTAATAATGCTTATGTTTGGCTTTTGGAGCCAATACCACCGCAAGCCGAAAATTATGAAGATTACCGAAAATATAGACAGGAAATACTTCGCATTTATTGCACATCAACAAAATTACTTTATCCGTCATTGGATTTCGTTGTAGGAATTGTAACTGAGCCCAGGAACGGAAGTGGTGGAGAAGATATGGTTTACTTAGATACTACTTCTTGGGCAGAAGAAGACTACGAAAATGCTAAAAATGACAGGGATGAATTCAATATTCTTCGACCTGACAGGGTGGAGGAATTTTCAGGAAGAGAATATCAATACCCAGTAATGCCCGGGGATTACCCGGTAGAAAAAAAACAAAATGTCAATTCAAGGCAACCAAAAAAAAGTGCTAGAAAGCAACAAAAGAAGGCAAGAAAGCTTAATAGAAAAAATAAGTAGAATATGAGGTGTTACGCACTAAAATAATTTAAGCAGACATGAAGGTGTTGATGTGAATTTTTGTGGTGAAGGAAAACCTGCTACCGTTTATACTATTTAGAATATTGGGCATGTGCAGATGCCCTTTTATAAAGGTTGGGCCCGTTCACTTGCAGGTGATGGGGCGGGACCATTTAAAAATGTTGTTCCAGTGTGTGGAGAGGTCAAAATGCTGAATCAATCAGCGGGTGCTATTGCGCCCGTAGTCAATGCTATTCAATCCCTAATCATGACCAGCCGTGAAATTGCTGACCTTACCGGAAAGCAGCACGCGCATGTTATGCGTGATATCCACTCAATGTTTAGAGAGCTTGGTGTTAATCATGAGGGGTATTTCCATTTCTGGACACACCCCCAGAATGGGCAGCAATATCCCGAGTTCTGTCTGGATCTTGAGCACACCGAATGCCTCATCACCGGTTACAGTGCCATTCTTCGCATGAAAGTGATTAAGCGGCTTCATGAGTTAGAGGAAAGCCGGCCGGTCAAAATCCCGCAGACCTTTGCCGAGGCACTCCGCCTGGCCGCCGAAGCGGAAGAGGAGAAAGAGCGCCTGCAGCTGCAGCTAACGGAAGCCGCACCAAAGGTTGCGTTCGTGGATCGCTACGTCACTGCCACCAGTTCAATGACATTTCGACAGGTAGCAAAACTTCTTGATGCTAAAGAGCCAGAGCTTCGCCTGTTCCTGATTGAAAGCCGGGTTATGTACCGGCTCAATGGCGTCCTGACTCCTTACAGCCAGCACATTGAGGCTGGTCGATTTGAGGTCAGAACCGGAACCACTACAGAATCAAATTACATGTTCAGTCAGTCACGCTTTACCGCTAAGGGTGTCCAGTGGATTGGTGGGCTATGGACCGCTTATAAGGCTACAGGCGGTGCTGAGTGAGAGCACTGCTTACACCTGAAATAGCACCGCGCACCGGTATTGTGCTGTTCAAACCGGGGCCGGAACTGCTGAAGCTGTTTAGATCTCGCGTTGTGATCAGCACTCCTACAATGGATATGGCAGACCTACCATCAGGGCGACTGAATGACGGTACACAACCGCTGCTTGATGAACCCTCACTGATTCCCTTCTTCGGACACGAACGTGTGATAGCGGCTGCTGGTGGTCCTAAAGCGCTGGCATCCTTCGTCCAGTCATTTGGTTGCTGTCAGTGGGCGCGGCCCGAAACATGGCATCACCATGAATTCACAGTGTCAGAAATCGAAAACGGCCTGGTGTCTCTTTGCTACAGCCACGATAATGAGTTCAGGGAAAACGGCATACCCGGTAGCCTGGAGAATATCGCCAAAGGGAATACCGCACTCTGGATAATCAGAGCTGCATGCAGCCAGATGGCACTAAATGGCGATCACCAGATGACACTACCTGAATTATGCTGGTGGGCCTCACTGAATGACCTGATTGATTTGATACCGGAGGCACCAGCGCGGCGCGTTCTGCGCATGCCAAAGGAAGCTATACAGGCTGGCGAACTCAAGGAGTCCCGTATTGTTCCTGTGCGACCAGCTCGCGAAGTTATTCAGGACGCCGCTCAGGTAGTCAAAAAGATAGTCAGCCTCCGCGCCGATCCAGAATCACCAGAATCATTCATGAAGCGCCCAAAGCGTAAGCGCTGGGAGAGTGAGAAATACACACGATGGGTTAAGTCGCAGAGCTGCTCATGTTGCGGCAGTCAGGCGGACGATCCTCATCACATCATCGGGCATGGACAGGGAGGAATGGGAACAAAGGCCCATGATTTATTCGTGATACCGCTTTGCAGGGCGCATCACGACGAGTTACACCGCGACTCAAAACTTTTTGAGTCGAATTATGGCAGTCAGGTTGAGCTGCTATTCAGGTTCCTGGATTTCGCGATTGCAGTCGGCGTTATTGGGACAGACAAAAAATAAAGTGTGTGGAGAGGATGAAATATGCGTGACATGTCACAGGTATTAGAGCGCTGGGCTGGCTGGGCAAAATCGGACAGCAGCGGCGTGGATTACTCATCAATAGCGGCAGGCTTTAAAGGCTTATTGTCACAGGATTCAAAATTAACGCTCACCTGCAGCGATAATGACGGATTAATCATTGAGGGATGTCTGGCACGGCTTAAAGAAAAGCGCCCGGATGAGCATGCGATCATCGTGCTGTATTACTTTTTTAATATCTCAAAGCGCACCCTGGCAAAGCAGGCCAAGCGGGATGAGAAGATAGTTAGAATTGAAATACAGATGGCTGAGGGATTCATTGAGGGCTGTCTGGCGATGCTTGATGTTCGGCTGGATATGGATGCCGAACTGACACCGAAAAAAATATTGAAAAAACCTCTCACGCGGTCCGCATTTTCCTTAGTAATCTGATAAGGTCGATTACCAAGCAGTGCAGCTTATCTGCTAAAAGTCAGTTCCAAATGTGGATGTCAAAGCGCCTCGGGCCTCACCAGCCTGGAGGCGTTTTTTATTGGACGCATAACCTTGAGGGGATTTTTTTTAATCGTCTCCTGCAAGGTATAAATAATTAACCCTGTTGCCGACGGGCAAGGCTATTACCGCTATCGCGTCAGGGTGCCTACACAAAGAGGTCGCCACAGAGCGGCCTTTTTTCGTTTTTGCGCACACCAATCAGTCTCCACACACACTTTTGACACCGTGGTGTTGCGCATCTTTCTTATGACTACCGACAGCACCGCCCGTAATCACGGAGGTGATATGAGTATCGATATGAGCAAACTGGCATCAGGCGCGGCATACGGCGCATCTGCCGGGACAATCGCCAATGGTCTGCTGACCCGGCTGAGTCCCGATGAATGGAGTGCTGTAGGCGTGCTGGCCGGTATTCTGGTCGCGCTGTTCACACTCGGCATCAACTGGTATTACAAACGTAAGGCTACGCTGGCACAAATCAAAGCCCTTCAGCGCTGGCCGACCGCACCAGACATCAACGAGGGATAATTCATGGCTATGTCAAACAGCCTGCGCAATAAGCTTATAGCTGTCGCGGGTGGCGGAGCTATGGCTATCGCTACGGTATTTCTCGGCGGTAAGGACGGTGTAGAGGGCAGGGCTTACGAACCTTACAAGGATGTAGCTGGCGTCTGGACAGTATGTGATGGACATACCGGTACCGACATCATAAAAGGCAAGAAGTACTCCGACCGGGAATGTGATCGCCTGCTTTGGAGTGATCTTCAGCCGGTTAAGAAGTCTGTAGACAGCATGGTCAAAGTGCCGCTGGGCGAATACCAGCGCGCCGCCCTCTATAGCTTCACCTACAACGTTGGCTCCAGCGCATTCTCCAAATCCACTCTGTTAAAGCGCCTGAACTCAGGTGATGTTGATGGTGCATGCGAAGAGCTGCGTCGCTGGGTATATGCCGGTGGCATGAAATGGCGAGGCCTGATGAACCGCCGCGACATGGAGCGCTCAATGTGCCTGGCGGAGAGTGCTGATGACCTCAAAGGCTAAAGTGCTCGCTGCGCTCATCCTGCTAATTATGCTGCTCTCAGCCACATCAGTAGGATTCGCACTTTATTACCGTGGCAACGCCATTGACTACAAGGCGCAGCGTGACACCGCAACCAGTAACCTCAAGCTGGCAAAAGACACCATCACGGACATGCAAACACGCCAGCGCGATGTGGCTGCCCTCGATGAGAAATACACGAAGGAATTAGCAGATGCTAAAGCGACTATCGATCAGCTGCATGATGATGTTGCTACTGGCAAGCGCCGGTTGCGGCTCAACGCCACCTGTCCGAAGCAATCCGCCACCGGCACCTCCAGCATGGATGATGCAGCCAGGGCCAGACTTACTGACGCCGCTCAACGGGATTATTTCACCCTCCGAGAGCGAATCGAAATAGCAGGAAAGCAAATCGCTGCTCTTCAAGATTATGTTCGGAAGGTATGCGAAAAAGGTAATTAAACGTTTAAAACTGGTTGCTGGTTCAACGTTGAATTAAAGTGCTAATGTCTAAGTCTGAGGCGGGCATATGAAAATTCAACATAACATACTGAATCTAATACATGATGCTAATTATTTGATCGAAGGTGAAAGGTATACTGCTGCCTTAAATCAGGTGTTGATTGCTATTGATGCATCAAGCTGTAAGGTTTTCCCTCCTGGAACAATTTCTGTTAAAAACCCTAGAAAGAAAAACAAAAAGGGTGAAATTGTACCTAACGAAATGGGAAGTAAGGAGCGATACACAAGATTTCTAGGTGTAAGGCTCAGGCAAATATTTGGATTTGATCCCTATGATTATGATTTTTTGGGTAAAGTTTTCATAGAGGCTATGAGAGGTGTAGAGGATCCAGCTTTAAAAATTTATGAGGAATGCAGGTGCTTTGCGCTTCATGAAGGTGGCGTCCCTGATGGAGTTAAATATGCTCTAGGCGAGGAGGGAATCTCAAGCCAGTTATGTTTTACTGTATCTGGTGGATACTTCCGATTCACAAAGGGATTTTTAAATTTACTGAGTGAAGTTGTGTCGGGCTCAGTTAGCAACGGTAAAGAATTCGGAAGGCAACATTTTTCACTTAGCTTTACAGGTGATTTAACTTCCGAATGTTTTGACAAGATCCTTGCAAATAAATATGGGATTTCTTTGCCCAGGCTCATGGTTATGAAAGATGCGATCTATTTTTGTGGGCCTCTGCCAGATGATAGTAGTTCTGAACAAATAAGGGAGCGACTAAATGATTCAATTAAGAAAAAACTCAATGGCGGCGCAAGAGTAGGTATCAGGAATGCTGACTTCGTAAATCCTCTACTTGATGCTAATGATAATCTTACCCAGCATGGAATTGATATTTTCAAAGAATTGCTTAGTTCGTATAAAGTTATAGATGTATCTTATTAGTGATCATCATATGTATCGAATATATATTCGACAGCCCTTAAGGCATAGCTTCAGCCTGCAGGAAATCTTCACAAAACTATAACCTCCTTCGGGAGGTTTTTTATTGGGGTGGATATGGACGTTGTAATTGATGGTGTGCGCTACGCCCCCATGACTGAGATGGTGTCCAATGTCGGAATCGCCATCAGCACCCATAACCGCCATGACGTTTTATCCCGCGCTCTTGAGCATCAATTAAAGTTTCTGCCAGCCGGTGCGCTGGTGGTTGTTATTGATGACGGCTCATCCAAACCAGTGACAGCGTCTGAAGGCGTCATTGTCATACGGCATGAAGTGTCACGCGGTATCGTATCCGCTAAGAACGGCAGCCTTGAAGCCCTGATTGATGCCGGTTGTGAGCATCTCTTCCTGTGGGATGACGATGCTTGGCCGATTGCTGGTAGCTGGGAGCAGCCCTACATCGAATCACCTGAGCCGCATCTGGCTTACCAGTTTCAGGACTTCGCGACTGGGCAGAAGTTAAATGACATTGCTGTGCTTTATCGCGACGACAAACACATTGCTTACACAGGCCAGCGCGGGGTCATGCTGTATTACCACCGCAGTGCTATCGAGAAGGTTGGCGGTTTCGATCTCATCTATCAGCGCGGCATGTATGAGCACTCTGATTTGGCGATGCGCATTCACAACGCCGGGTTAACCAGCTGGGCATTCGCTGATGTGGTTGGTTCTGACAAGCTGATTTACTCGCTGGATGAACATCAGGCTGTTGAGCGTTCAGTACCAAAGCCTGATCGTGAGGCTCAAGTGCAACGCAACGTCACCATCCACAACAAGCGCCGCGATGAAGGTTACACAGGCTATGCGGAGTTTCGGCAGCAGCGTAACGTGGTGATCACCTCACTACTGACCAGCCAGCCAGATACACAGCGCTGCAGCAAGATGAATGCATCACCTGACATGCTGGCTAAATGGTCGGCATCTTTGCGTGGTTGTGGTCGTATCGTTTTGGCCGATGAGTTGGAGACAGCACCACCTGACGCAATACTGTTTCGCATTCCTGACGTAAAAATGAATGTGTACTTCCGGCGCTGGCTGCATATCTGGCAGCACCTGCGCGATCACCCTGAATACCATTTCGTCTGGTGCACCGATGGCACTGACGTTGAGATGCTGCGCGAACCGTGGGGTGAGATGGAACTGGGCAAAATATACGTTGGCTCTGAGCCAAAGACATATGCTGATGCGTGGGCAAAGCAAAATCACCCTGAAGCTATCTATCAGTCGTTTCTCTCTGACCATCAGCACGATGTGATGCTGAATGCCGGGTTGCTCGGTGGTTCCCGCGATGACGTGATGGCAATCGCGCACGGCATAGTCAGGCTGTATTATCACGTCGAATCGTTGCGTTATTGGGACAAAGAGAAGGCGGCCGCCGCAGTTGGGGACATGATCGCTTTTGGCATTGTGGCGCATCGATACGCCGACAGGCTGGTGACCGGGCCACGCGTCCACACAGTATTCAAAACGGAAGGTATCGGTAAGGAGTGTGCTTGGTGGCAGCATAAGTGACAGGAAGAGGCGACCGAAGCCGCCTTGCTTTATATCTTTTTGTTTAGTGTCGCGCTTGCACCTTCGAATAGATCAAATGGAAGGCCTTTTCCTTTCCAAATGTCCTTTTGACGATCAATGCGAGATTGGATAGCTACTTTTTGTTCTTTGGTCAGGTGCTCACAAACCAGCGCAAGCAGTATTTCGACAGAGCCAACGCGCTCCTGAAGTATTTCTAAATCCGTGCGTTCTTTAAATGACATTTTAATTCCTTAAAGAGGTATTCAGCCATCCCTCAATGCTGTGTGCGTCCATGCCCCAAACATGGACGGGCTGAATTCATATAGTAGCCAAGGTTAACTAATGGTCGAAGAAATAAAATACGTTGTGGTCGGCCATCACACGCGCCGGCATCAGGCAGAACAGCTGGCGTGGTCGCTCCGTGCTCACCTACTGATTGATGAAGGCCAGCATGGAGCTAACTGGAATCATCACCGCGCTATCGTGTGGGCAAGCGAGCAGGATTGCAGGGTAGTAATACTTGAAGACGATGCTCTGCTGGTGCTTGGATTCGCGGATAAGGTGGCTGAGTGGCTGTCGCGCTTCCCGGATGACTTGCTGAGCTTTTACCTCGGTACCGGCAGACCGCCACAATATCAGCCCGAGATAGCGACAAAGCTTATTGATACAGACCGGCAACAGGCAGATTACATCACAATCAACCGGCTGATTCATGGCGTCTGCTACAGCGTCCCTCAGCCAAAACTTAATCAGGTTATCAGCCGCTGGAATCATGGCTCGCCTGCTGATTACGCAGTGGGTGACGCATGCGGCGGTGCAGTGGTGTACCCATGCTACTCGCTGGTTGATCACGCTGACGCGGCGACGGTTGAGCGCCACCCGGACAACACACCACGAACTGAGCGCCGCAGGGCGTGGAGACTGGATGCCGCAACGAATCCCGAGAGCATGCCGTAAGCACGGCTGCGCTAGGACAACTACAGACCGCTCTGGCTATTGCGCTGATCACCTCAATGAAGGATGGCAGCAGCATCAGAACGGACTGAGCAGACACCAGCGCGGCTATGGTAGTGAATGGGATGTGCGGCGGGCTCGTATATTGAAGCGCGACAAACATCTGTGCCAGAACTGTAGGCGCAATGGTAGGGCGGCAGCGGCTAAGACCGTTGACCATATCAAGCCAAAGGCTCATGGGGGTACCGATGAGGATTCAAATCTTGAGGCCCTCTGCTGGCCATGTCACAAGAGCAAGACCGCACGCGAACGCCTCAAATGATAATCAATATCAAAAAATTAGTTGCAAATGCAATTATATCGACTTAAATGAGAGCGATTATCATCAGAGAGGGAGGGCGGGTCGAAAGTTCAGGGCTTTTCGCCTTTAGGACCGCCTCCTAACCCTTTTTCACACCGCCGCAGGTTAGAAAACTTTTTTGGGGTCCCCCAACCAGTTATTAATAGGAGTTTTCGATTATGCCAGGACCACCGAAAACCCCGACACATCTGGCTTTGGTGAAGGGGAACCCATCAAAACGGGGAATAAACAAAAAAGAGCCAAAGCCGCCTTCTGGGGTACCCCCAATTCCGAAGCATCTGGACAAGATGGGGAAGTACTGGTTCAAGCGAATCGGCGAAGAGCTTGATGCAGTCGGAGTGATGACTACTCTCGACGGTAAAGCTCTTGAGTTGCTGATCGAGGCTTACACCGAGTACCGGCAACACTGCGATGTTCTTACTGAAGAGGGCTACACCTACAAAACGGTGTCTGCTACGGGTGAGGATATTGTTAAAGCACATCCGGCAGCAGTGATGAAGTCCGATGCGTGGAAGCGCATCCGGGCGATGCTCTCTGAATTTGGCATGACCCCGGCCAGCCGCTCCAAGGTTGGCGCATCTGGGCCATCCGAAGCCGATCCTCTGGAAGAGTTTCTCAAAAAGCGCAAATGATGAATGGCAACTGTTCAGGCTGGTATTCAGTACGCAAAAAGCGTGCTGGCTGGCGAGATCGTTGCTGGCGAACTGGTGCGCCTTGCGTGCCAGAGATTCCTCAATGATTTAGAACACGGGCCGGAACGCGGTATCTACTTCAGTGAGGACCGCGCCCAGCACATTCTCGACTTCTATAACTTCGTTCCGCACGTAAAAGGTGCTCTGGCAGGTAAGCCTATTGAGCTTATGCCCTGGCACATCTTCATCCTGATAAACCTTTTTGGTTTCACCATTCCGCTGATTGATGAAATGAGCGGTGAAGAGGTCATGGATGATGATGGCGATCCGGTCATGGTTCGCCGGTTCCGTACCGCTTATAACGAAGTGGCACGTAAAAATGCCAAATCGACGGTTTCATCGGGTATCGGGCTTTATATGACCGGCGCTGATGGTGAGGGGGGCGCAGAGGTTTACTCAGCGGCCACAACCCGCGATCAGGCCCGGATTGTATTTGATGATGCCAAGAACATGATTAAGAAAGCGCCACGCACTTTAGGACGTTTGTTTGGTCACGTTAAGCTGAACATCCATCAGGAGCGATCAGCATCAAAATTTGAACCCCTTTCCAGTGATGCTAACAATCTCGACGGCCTCAATATCCATTGCGGCATAGTTGATGAGCTGCACGCTCACCGGACACGTGACGTCTGGGATGTACTTGAGACCGCCACTGGTGCGCGACTTCAGTCTCTTCTGTTCGCCATCACTACAGCAGGGTCCAATAAAGAAGGCATCTGCTTTGAACAGCGTGATTACGCCATCAAGGTCCTACGCGGCGTCGTGGAGGATGACACTTACTTTGCTGTCATTTATACCCTGGACGAAGAAGACGATCCGTTTGATGAGGCTAACTGGCCTAAGGCTAACCCCGGTCTTGGCGTCTGCAAGCGCTGGGACGATATGCGCCGCCTCGCTAAAAAGGCAAAAGAGCAGGTTGCTGCACGGCCTAACTTTTTCACTAAGCATCTGAATATCTGGGTTACAGCGGAAAGTGCCTGGATGGATATGGATCGCTGGTCGAAGATGTTGCCAACTGCCGAAGAGGCCAAAAGAAAAGGCTGGCCTCTCTGGGTTGGTGTTGACCTCGCGAACAAAATCGACATCTGCGCTGCTGTAAAAACATGGCGTGACCCGACAGGCGAAACGCATATGGAGCCCCGGTTCTGGTTGCCTGAGGGACGTATTGAAACAGCGCCTAATCATATTGCAGAGCTCTATCGTAAATGGGCTGATGCAGGTCACCTTGAGCTTACGGACGGGGATGTAATCGATCACGGGGTCATTAAGGCTGAAATAGTGGAGTGGGTGAAGGGCGAGAATATTAAAGAAATCGCATTCGACCCATGGAGCGCATTGCAGTTCAGCCTGGCGCTGGCAGAAGAGGGCCTGCCGCTGGTTGAAGTGCCGCAGACGGTTAAAAACCTGTCTGAATCCATGAAGTCAGTTCAGGCGGAGATATACGGCAATAAGTTCCATCATGACGGTAACCCCGTTATGACCTGGATGATGTCGAATATCACCGTCAAACCTGACAAAAACGACAATATCTTTCCGAACAAATCCACGCCGGAAAACAAAATTGACGGGCCGGTTGCATTATTCACAGCCAAAAGCCGACTTCTGGTCAATGGCGGCGGTGATGTGCAGGACCTGAGCGGCTTCTTTGAAAACCCGATAATGATAGGTTTCTGATGAAAAAAAATAAGCAGCCCGGCAAAGTTAAAAGCGCTTTGCTCAACTGGCTCGGGGTCCCCATTAGCCTTACTACCGGCACGTTCTGGGAGGAATGGTGGGGGAAAAGCAGCAGCGGTAAAACGGTTTCCGCAGATAAAGCGATGCGATTATCGGCCGTCTGGGCATGTACCCGCCTGCTGAGCGAGTCAGTTTCAACGCTTCCACTCAAGATTTACCAGCGCCAGCCTGATGGGTCGCGTGTGCTGGCGCTGGATAATCCGGTTTATCAGGTGCTCTGCCGCCGTCCGAATCTTGAAATGACGCCTTCACGCTTCATGCTGTCGGTAGTGGCGTCAGTCTGCCTGCGCGGTAATGCCTTCATCGAAAAAAAGATGATTGGTAAAAAGCTGGTGGCGCTGGTTCCGCTTCTTCCTCAGAACATGGTGGTTAAGCGGCTGGATAACGGCAGTCTTCAGTACACTTACACGGAAGTTAAGTCAAAACGCGAAATCCCGGTTCAGAGCATCATGCACATTCGGGGCTTTGGTCTGGACGGTGTATGCGGGATGATGCCGATGATGACCGGTCGTGATGTTATCGGCGCGGCAATGTCGGTTGAAGAGTCAGCAGCAAAAATATTTGAAAACGGCCTGCAGAGCTCAGGCTTTCTTTCCTCCGATGTCGCCATGGACGATAAGCAGCGTGAAAGGCTCCGGGGCTATCTTGAGCGCTTTATTGGCTCGAAAAATGCCGGAAAGGTAATGGTCCTTGAGGCAGGGATGAAGTATCAGGGCGTCACAATTAACCCTGAGGCTGCTCAGATGCTGGAATCGCGGTCATTCAGTATTGAGGAAATCTGCCGATGGTTCCGCGTGCCGCCCTTTATGGTTGGCCATACCACCAAACAAAGCAGCTGGGCATCAAGCGTTGAGGGGATGAATCTGCTGTTTCTGACCAACACCCTGCGTCCGCTGCTGGTTAATATCGAGCAGGAAATATCACGCTGTCTGCTTGATGGCAGCGACGATGTATTTGCTGAGTTTTCAGTTGAAGGTCTGCTTCGTGCAGACACCGCAGGCCGATCAGCTTACTACACCACAGCCCTTCAGAACGGGTGGATGTCGCGTAACGATGTGCGCAGGCTGGAAAATCTGCCGCCGATTGCGGGTGGTGATATCTATACAGTTCAGCTGAATCTCACACCACTGGATCAGCTCCGTGAGAACAACGCTGGCGCACAGGCCAGTAACATGATGAAGCTCCACGCTTTCCTTTTCCCGGATATTCCACCGGAACACTCACCGCTTAAAAAAGCGGCTTAGGAGACCCCTGATGACCATTAAAACGCTTCCGGTTGCACCGGAGGGGCGTCCTTTTGCACGTCAGAATACTGAGCTTCCCTCTGCTGCCTTTGAGCGCTGGGACGGCGGAATTCGTGCAGCGGGCCAGTCTGGTGACAACGCGATCTCCATTCTGGACACCATCGGAGAGGACTGGTACGGCGAAGGCGTAACAGCCAGCCGGATTTCCGGCGCACTGAGAAGCATTGGTGGCGGTGATGTGACGGTGAATATCAACTCGCCTGGCGGTGACATGTGGGAAGGGCTGGCAATTTATAACCTTCTTGTTGCCTACGAAGGCAAAGTGACCGTCAAGATTCTGGGCATTGCCGCCTCAGCAGCGTCAATTATTGCGATGGCCGGTGATGATATTCAGATGGGGCGCGGGGCGTTCCTGATGATCCACAACTGCTGGACCATTGCCGCAGGTAACCGCAACGATTTCCGCGACTATGCGGATTCTCTTGAACCGTTTGATAAGGCAATGGCCGATATCTATGCCGCACGCTCAGGGCTAAAGCTGGGCGAGGTGCAGACCCTGATGGATAACGAATCATTTATCTCCGGCAGCGAGGCTGTAGAAAAAGGCTTTGCTGACTCTCTGCTCTCCGCAGATGAAATCACCAGCGCCGATGAAAGCCCCGCCGCCGCACTCAGAAAAATTGATGCTTTCCTGGCTAAAGGCGGTATGCCCCGTTCCGAGCGCAGGAAGCACCTCAAGGCTTTAGGTGGCAAGCCGGGCGCTGCCACCGAAAAGAACGACAAGCCGGGCGCTGTCGATGAAATAAACCCTGAAGCACTTAACTCCCTCAAAAACGCGCTGGCTTCGCTCGGCGAATAAGGAAAACGCATGTCTGATGTAAATGATCTGTTGACGAAAGTCTCCAACAAGCTGGAAAAAGTGTCTGCTGAGTTCAGCGAGAAAGCTGAAAAGGCGCTGAATGAAGCGAAAAATTCCGGCCAGCTTTCAACCGAAACCAAAGCGGCCGTGGATAAAATCGCGACTGAACATAATGCGCTCAATGAGGCGATGAAGACCCTCAAAACCTCACTGGGTGATCTTGAGCAGCACGTTGCCGCTCAGATGCCGCTGAATGCTGCGCAGGAAGTGATCCAGTCTGTGGGCCAGCAGTTTGTATCTGCCGAGGTGATGAAAGATATCCGCTCAAGCATCGAAGGTAATAAGCGTATTTCGGTGCCTGTGAAAGCCGCGCTTACCACTGTTGATGTGCCGGGTCAGATTGTGGCACCTCAGCGCCTTCCCGGCATTGACACTGCGCCTAAGCAGCGGCTGTTTATCCGTGACCTGATCGCACCGGGCCGCACGCAGTCCAACACGATTTACTACGTTCAGCAGACGGGCTTCACCAATAAGGCTTCAGTGGTGCCGGAAAATACCACCAAGCCATACAGCGATATTCAGTTTGCTGAGAAGACCACTGCCGTGCGCACGATCGCTCACATGTTTAAGGCTTCAAAGCAGATTCTGGACGACTTTGCTCAGTTGCAGTCGACCGTTGATGCCGAAATGCGTTACGGCCTGTCCTACGTCGAAGAGCAGGAAATCCTGTTCGGTAACGGTGAAGGCGCACATCTGGCGGGCATCATTCCTCAGGCCAAGCCATTCAACGCGGCGTTTGCTGTTCAGAATGAGACGGGGATCGACATTCTTCGCCTGGCCATGCTGCAGGCGCAGCTTGCCCGCTTCCCGGCGTCAGGTCATGTGCTGCACTTCACCGATTGGGCGAAAATCGAGCTGAGCAAAGATACGCTGGGGCGTTACATTCTGGCTAATCCTTCACAGCTGACTACGCCTACCCTGTGGGGTCTGCCGGTCGTGGCCACCGAAGCTGCGCAGTTCCTGGGTAAATTCCTGACGGGTGCGTTTAATTCCGGTGCACAGATTTTTGACCGCGAAGAAGCAAACGTTGTGGTTTCCAGCGAAAACGCCGACGACTTTGAGAAAAACATGATCTCAATCCGTTGTGAAGAGCGTCTGGCGCTGGCGGTATACCGCCCTGAAGCGTTTGTATATGGCTCTCTGACGGGTTCAGGCAGCTGATCATTAAAGCGGCTTTCGGGCCGCTTTTAAGGAATTCTCATCATGATCATCGCAATTGAAACGGTCAGGGAGCATTGCCGCATTGATGCTGACGATAACAGTGAAGATTCGCTGTTGATGATCTATATCGGAGCGGCAAAGCGGCACATTGAGAAATGGACACGTCGAAATCTTTATGAAACCAATGCTGATGCCGGGTTTGATACCGATGAGGACCGTCTTCTGCTTGATGATGATATTCGCCTGGTCATATTGCTATTGGTCGGCCACTGGTACGCAAATCGCGAAGCGGTCAGCGACAAAAATACCAGCGAAATGCCTCTGGCGGTGGATGCGCTCCTTCAGCCTTACAGGATTTACGGGCTATGACCGGCCTTGCGGCTGGCGAGCTTGATAAGCGCATTAAGGTCCAGCGCACTGAATCTGAGCGTGGTCCGCTTGGTGAGGTGTTGCCGGGGCAGGTTGTCATCAGCTCTCCCTTTATCTGGGCGAAAGCTGAAAACATTTCAAACCGCAAAATACGCAGCATGGATCAGCAACAGATTGTTGAAACCTGGCAGTTCACCATCCGGCCACGGAGCGATGTTCAGACGGACTGGAAAATAAGCTGGGGTAATGAGGTTTACACAATCAGGGCTGTTGACCGCAGCAGCCGGGATCGTGCTGTTATTACAGCTGAAAGGGATGTGCGTCATGATTGAATCAGGCATCTATAAATCCCTTCAGTCCCTTTCTGAACTGGAAGTCTATCCACTTCTGATTCCTGATACTGAGCAGCAGGGGATTACTTACCAGCGTATTTCTGACCCCGAGATTGAAGGCGGTCTTGTCAGAACGTCGCTGGTGGCCGGTCGATTCCAGATTTCCTTTGTGAAAGTCTCTGACTACTCAGGCCTGCTGGCGCTTGATGCTCAACTCTGGCAGATGTGGAAGGGCATCAGACATGGGGATATTGGCGGCTATCCGGTTCAGTACGTTGAGCGCGGCACGCTGCAGCAGGATAAATCCACGCTGCCTAACAATTCAGTGCAGTACCGCCTGACCAGAGATTTCATTATCTACTTCAGTGAGGTATGACGTGCTGAGAATGGAGGTCACAGGCCTTGATGAGCTTGAGCGTCAGCTGATTGCGCTGGGCGAAAAGGCCGGAACAAAAGTTCTGCGCGAAGCGGGCCGGGCTGCACTTGAAATCGTTGAGCAGGATATGAAAGAGCATGCAGGCTACGACGAGTCAGCGAAAGGCCCGCATATGCGTGACTCAATTAAAATCCGCTCGACAACCCGCACCAGAGGCAATGCCGTGGTGGTGCTTCGCGTCGGGCCAAGCAAGCAGCATTACATCAAGGCGCTTGCTCAGGAGTTCGGCACGGTCAAACAGGTTCCCGAACCCTTCATTCGTCCTGCGCTGGATTATAACAAATCCCGCGTTCTCAGAATCCTCGCGGTAGAAATACGGGACCGCATTCAAAACAACGGGTAGCAGCCGCTACCACCTTCAAAGAGAGAGAAAGTCATGGCTGATAAAACTTCGCCAGAATACGCGATGCTGCCTGCAGGAACCGTAGTGAAATGGGGGCCATCCGGTGCCGCTGTCTCAGCGATGAAGCCGCTGATTAACTGTAAGGCGCTCGGTGCTACCGGACAGACCGGCAGCTTCGTGGACTGCACCACCCTGATTGATAAGAGCAAACAGTTTATTTCTGACCTGCCGGAAGGGCCGGAGAAATCGCTGGGCTTTGTCGACGATCCCTCTAATACCGATTTTGCTGCTTTCCTGAATGCCGCGCAAAACCGCCAGACAGTGCAGTTTTACGTTGAGCTGCCGAACGGTCGCACCGCCAACATGGTGCTGGCGCTGTCCGGCTGGCAGATGAATGAAATCACCGCACCAGCAAGTGAGGTGATTCAGATTACCGTTCAGGGTAAACAGAACAACATCGAGTGGGGCGTAGTAGCAGGCTCCTGATTTCCATCAGCCACGCCGCCCGAATGGCGGCTTTTACCACTTTACGGGATCAAATAATGTCCGAGAAAAAATTCAGCGCGGCCACGCTAAAGTCAGTTCTGCTACAGCCTAAGTCTACCGCCATCAAAACAGAGCTGCTGGGCGCTCAGGTATACATCCGCCGCCGTACTGCCGGTGAGCTGATCCGCTACGAAGAAGAGCTGGACGCAGCACAGGCTACCGGCAATGTCCGTGCAATCTCTGAAATGAGCGTGCAGCTGGTGCTCGACAGTCTGGTTAATCCTGACGGCTCAGCCATCAAACCAGAACTGCTTCCTACCGCAGCGGAACTGCTGGAGGCTCACGATAACCCGGCGCTGATGGCGGCGATTGAGCGCGTGAAAACGCACGCCATCGGTAAGCTGGAAGCCGCCGAAAAAAACTGACCAGCTCGCCGTGGCTGCAGCTGATTTTCTGGCTGGCGGACAGGTGGGGAGAACCTGACCCGTCAGTTATAGCCGCATTACCGTGCGACACGCTAAACCACTGGCGAGCTTACTTTCTTCAGCAGGGCATCCTGACCCGCTCCGAGCCGCAATCCCCACACGACACCAGGCCGAACACGGCCACGCACAGCGTGGATCAGCAGTGTGACGCCGTAATGAGGGCGTTAATGTAATGGCTGACGTAGCATCGCTGGCGGTAGGGTTACACCTCAACGCGGCAAACTTTAAAAGCCAGCTCGTCAGTGCGTATGGCGATGCCGGTAAACAGTCCCGCCAGTTCAACAGACAGGCGCAGGACGATGCAAAAAAAACCGAAGAGGCTTACGGTCGCGTTAATACTGCCGTTCGCGGGTTGGCCGGACGAATCGCCGGGCTGGCTGGCGTAGGTCTTTCACTGGGCACCATTATTCAGACTTCTCGCCAGTATTCTCAGGCGCTTTCTGACCTGTCATCCATTACCGGCGCGACCGGCAACAAGCTGCGTGATCTGGATGCAGCAGCGCAGCAGATGGGGCGCACCACCGAGTACAGCGCCAGCCAGGCTGTTGAGGCGCTGAAGCTGATGGCATCAGCCAAGCCCGAGCTGCTTGATACGGCTGACGGGCTGCAAAAAGCCACCAACAGCGCACTGCTGCTGGCTCAGGCGGGTGGAAGCACGCTGCCGGATGCTACCAGAACGCTGGCCCTGTCACTGAATCAGTTCGGTGCCGGTGCTGAGCAGGCCGACCGTTATATTAATGTCCTGGCTGCAGGTGCCAAATATGGCGCGTCAGAAATCAGTGATACCGCCGCCGCAATCAAAAATGGTGGCGTGGCCGCCGCGCAGGCCGGTATCGGGTTTGAAACGCTGAATGCCGCTATTCAGGTGCTGGCATCGCGTGAAATCAAAGGGGGTGAAGCGGGAACCGCGCTGCGCAACATAATCCTTAGTCTTGAAAAAGGGACTGATAAAACCCTCAAGCCGTCCGTTGTGGGGCTCAGCAAGGCGCTGGAAAATCTGGCAGGCAAGAACCTGTCTACTGCTCAGGCCGTAAAACTGTTTGGCGTGGAGAACATCAACGCCGCGTCGATCCTGACGGGCAATCGCGGCAAAATTGATGAGCTGACCAAATCCCTCACCGGCACGCAGACGGCGCATGAGCAGGCAGCAATAAGGGTTAACAATCTCAACGGCGACCTGATGGGGCTGACCAGCGCCTTTGAAGGGCTGATTATCAAAGTGGGCCAGTCAGGCAGTGGTCCCCTGCGCTCCGGTATTCAGGTCATTTCCGAAGGCATTAATAAGCTTTCAGATAACTTTAACGCCGTGGCCTCTGTCGCGCTCTATACGCTCATTCCCGTACTTTCTACAAAGCTCACGGCAGGGCTGAGGGAAAACATCTCAGGCTGGGCGGCGAACGAAGCCGCAGTGCGGAAAAATGCGCTGCAGCAGGCAGAGACGGCGAAGCAGACCATCGCCGCCGCGCAGGCAACCCGTCAGCAGGCTCAGGAAGAAGCCCGCTATCTGGGTACGCGCACAGCGGCAAACGCTGCAGCCGGTATCAATGTCGGCTATCAGAAAGAGCAGGTCGCGCTGAGCCGCACCATTCGTGAGTCAAGAATTGCGGAAACAGCGGCAACGGAACGACTGGCGGCGGCCAATGCACAGCTATCTGTCACGGCCCGCGCTGCCTCTGTTGCATCCGGCCTGGCGCGTGGAGCGCTGTCGCTCATTGGTGGCCCGGTTGGTGCTGCGATGCTTGCCGGCTCGGCGCTGCTTTATTTCCATGAACAGGCGAAACAGGCGCGTCAGTCAGCGATTGATCTCAAAGGCGCTGTGATTGAAACCACAGCCGCACTGATGCAGCTTTCAGACAAGCAGCTTTCCGTGAAGCAGCTGGACCTGCAGGACCAGTATGAAAATCAGGTTACGCAGAGAAACCAGCTGATTAAGGAAATTCAGGATGCTGACAGCCGTATGGACAGCCTCAAAGGCTTCGATCCCTTCGGTCAGCTGGCAGGTGTAGAGAAAGGAAAAACCCGCGCAGAAGCCGATCTCGAGTCTGTAAACAGCGGTCTGAAAACGCTTAAAGACAACATGGAGAACGTCGATAAAGCGCGTTTCTTGGTGAAAACAGGTATTGCTGACTCGGCTAAAAACCTCAAAAGCGACGTACAGGCCGCAACAGCTGCAGCTGCTGAGGCTGGTAAAGTGGCATCGCCGTGGGGCGGTGAGGACCCCGCTAAGGCTGATAAGAAAGGCGCTCAGGCGCTGAAGCAGTTCACTGCGCTTCGCAACGAGATTGAGCAGGCGCATGCCTCAAGCCTGGAAAAAATCAATCTTCAGGAAAAGGTTTCGCAGGAAAAAATCCTGAAAGATGCCAAAGCTGCCGGAGTGAGTCAGGCAGAAGTGCAGCGCGTGCTGACCCTGAATGCGGCTAATTATCAGCGTCAGCGTCAGGAGTTGGCCGAGCAATATTCCCCGGCTAAAGCCATTATCCGTCAGGAGACCGAAGCCAGCCGCAATCTGAAAGAGCTTTATGACGCTCGCCTCGTCACTGAGCGAGAGTACCAGTCTGCCCGCATTACGCTGGCAAACGATTCTGCTCAGAAGATGATTCAGGCACAGGCAACTCAGGCGGCTGCACCAAAACTTAATATAGCCGGAGAGGTTGATCCGGTTGCTCAGCTTCAGAATCAGCTGGTGCAGCAGCAGAGCCTTTATACCGCTTACTATGAAAATAGCAGGCTGAATAAGGATCAGTACGAAGCGCTGATGCAGAAGTCCTCGCGCGATTCAGCAGATGCTCAGTATCAGGCTGCGCTCAATTTGTATGCCGGACAGAGCACACTGAATAAAGGGATCGTGAGCCTGGCCGAAACGGCGGCAGAGAGAACGACTAACTCCCTGACTGGTTTGCTTACCGGCACGCAATCTTTCCGGGAAAGCATTTCAAATCTGTTTGCCTCGCTGGCGCAAAGCGTCATCAAAAGTCTTATTGAAATGACCGCACAGGCGCTGCTGACCAAAACAGTGCTGTCATCCTTCATGAGTTTTGGGGGGGCAGCGGTCGGCGCAGTGGGCACAGGTGCAGCAGCAACGGCGGGCAGTACCGGTGCCATGGGCATGAGTACCAGCTTTCAGGCTTACGATGGCGGCGGATTTACCGGGGAAGGTGGCAAATATGATCCCGCTGGCGTTGTTCACAAAGGTGAGTTCGTTTTTACCAAAGAGGCCACCGAGCGTATTGGCGTTGAAAACCTCTATGGGATGATGCGCGGCTATGCCAGCGGCGGGCTGGTCGACGCCCCTACGGAACGACCCGCATCAGCATCAGGTAGTAGTCTCGCTGGTGGCAATACCATTATTCAGGTCGACGCACCGGTGACGATAATGCAGGAAAGCGGTGCTGGTGAATCATCCGCGACCGGCACCTCGGCTGCAGCCTCACAGCTTAAATCTATCGTTCAACAGACGATTACGGACAGGCTGAAGAAGGAAATTTCACCGGGCGGCATTCTTTATAGCGGTCGGAGCTGATCATGGCGACAGATACATTTACCTGGGCTACCCGTATTCAGGCGAGCGAACAGCTTAGCGTTTCCACCATTCAGGCGCAGTACGGCGATGGTTACAAGCAGGTCGCCGGGAAAGGGATCAATGATGCTGCTGAAAGCTGGTCGCTGAGCTGCAACGGTCAGGTGGACGTTATGGCTACTGTGCGTGCGTTCCTGAAAACCCACGTCGCTACCTCTTTCTGGTGGACAAATCCTTGGGGTGAGAAAAAGCTTTATCGCGTTAAAGGAGATTCGATTAATCCAAAGTTTATCAATGGCGGATTTGTCGAAATTAGTTTTACCTTTGAGCAGTCTTTCGAACCGTGACATGTCACGATAACAACAGGGCGCATCAGCGCCCTTTTTTATTGGGTGAAAAATGAGTTTTAACCAGGACGTTCAGGCGCTGGAGCCGGGAAGTCTGGTCCAGCTGATTGAGATTGACGGCACGGCTTTTGGGCTTGATACCGTGCTGCGCTTTCATGCGTACAACCTGCCGACCGAAGGCTGGCAGTCATATGCAGCAGAAAACCTGCCGTCCATCATCTGGCAGGGCAATGAGTACGACCCGCATCCCTATGAGCTGACCGGTATGGAGATGAGTAGCACCGGCTCACAGCCGACGCCAAAGCTTTCTGTTGGCAACGTAGGCAACTATGTCACCGCGCTGTGTCTGCAGTTTGACGACATGGTTAAAGCGAAAGTGCGTATCCACACCACGCTGGCAAAGTATCTTGATGCGGCAAACTGGACGGCGGGAAACCCCAGCGCTAACCCGCAGGAGGAACGCGTTCAGCTGTTTTACGTGAATGCGAAAACATCCGAGACGCGTGCCCAGGTGGATTTTGAACTCTGCTCTCCTTTTGATATTCAGAGCCTGCAGCTTCCATCGCGCCAGATAACGCCAGTCTGCACTTGGTGCATGCGTGGCTGGTACCGCACCGGCACCGGCTGTGATTATGCAGGCAACCGTTATTTCACCAAAGACGGCACGGCGACCAGCGACCCGTCAAAAGACGTGTGCGGCGGGCGTATGGCTGACTGCAAAGCACGATTTGGTGACGATCAGCCGCTGCCCTTTGGCGGTTTCCCGGCTGCAAACCTTCAGGGTAAATGACGATGCGTAAAAAAATTCTTGATGCGATACGTGAACACGTTTCCGCTGAATACCCGAAAGAGGCTTGCGGTCTGGTCATCCAGTCTGGCCGGACCCAGAATTACATCCCCTGCCGTAATATCGCTGACGCGCCGACCGAGCATTTTATGCTGTCGCCGGAGGATAAGCGGGCAGCGGAAGCGCAGGGCGAAATTCTGATGGTCATCCATTCACACCCGGACGCGCCACAGCTCATCCCGTCAGAGCATGATCGGGTGCAGTGCGACTTCTCCGGCGTGGAGTGGGGCATTATGTCGTGGCCGGATGGCGACTTCTGCACCATCAGTCCACGAACTGACCGGGACTACACCGGTCGCCCCTGGCTGATTGGCGGTAATGACTGCTGGACACTCATAATGGACTGGTACCAGCGTGAGCACGGAATCACCCTGAAAAACTGGTCTGTTGGTTATGAGTGGTGGGTGGACGGCAAAGAAAACCTCTATGACGATAACTGGCAGTCAGAGGGATTTGTGGAGATCGAGCCAGCGGAGATGCGAGAGGGCGACATGATCATGATGCGCATCAGTGCTCCGGTAACGAACCACGCCGCAATCTATCTCGGGAACAATATCATTCTTCATCATAACGCCGGGAGCCTTTCTACACGCGTTCCTTATGGCGAATACTGGCGTAACCGTACTGTGCGGATCGTGCGCAGAAAGGAGCTGATGGATGCTTAAAACCATGCGACTCAAAGGCCGGATGGCAAAAATGTTTGGTCCGGTTCACCAGTTTCACGTTGCGGATTTTCGGGAGTTGCTGCGTGCAATGTGCTCACAATTGCCAGGCTTCAAAAAATTCGTATCAAACGCTCACCTCAACGGCATCCGGTTCGCCTTCTTCAGCGGCAAAGATAATATCGGCCTGCTGGAGTTCGACATGTCCTCATCTGCTACTGAGTTTCAGATGGAGCCGGTACTGGAAGGTTCAAAACGTGGCGGTACGCTGCAGATCATCATCGGTGCCGTCGCGATTGTGGCCGCGTTCTTTACTGCCGGCGGCTCACTGGCACTTTATGGTGCTGCGCTGGGAACAACGACGGCCACCGGACTTGCCGTAACCGCGCTGACCAGTATGGGTATCAGTATGCTGCTGGGCGGGGTCGTACAGATGCTGACTCCGCAGCCAAAGCTTAACGTGGGTGCCTCATCCAGCACGGACAATAAGCCGAACTATGCGTTCGGTGCGCCGGTTAATACAGTCGCGATGGGCTATCCGGTGCCTGTGCTTTACGGGACCCGGGAAATCGGAGGCGCTGTCATCAGTGCAGGCAGCTTTACCAGCGATCAGCAGTAAGAACCATTGAAAAAGGCCGAATCAACGACCTTATAAATTAAATTTCATAAAATAGATTTATGTTTTCTGGTCAGGATATTACCCCATGGAAACTTTGATAATTTTCGCCATTCTAGCAATTTCAACATCACAGGATTTGTTGTTATTAAAAAGGTAAGCCTTATCAAGTTTTGCAAGGATATCGTTCTTTTTGGCCGGGTCGCCATCTGCAATTGCTGATGCTAATGCACCAATAACTGCGAGGATAGCATAGGCTGACTCTTCAGGGTTAAAAGGCACATCTGTATTGACGACTTCAAAATTGTAATCACTCATTCGCTGTTCCATTTCAAAGAGTACATCAGCCATCCTCTAAGGTTAATGGCAGTAAAGCTTAAGCGCTTTACCGGACTGAATACTCAACATATCCTTAACTGTCCATCAGTGAAATCCTGATATTCGATCAGTAATTCTCAGGCCACCTTCGTGTGGCCTTTTTTTATGGGTGAAATATGCGACTTCTTGAAGGTGCTGTGATTCAGGGCAGTAAAGGTGGCGGTTCCAGCCCTCGCACGCCAGTTGAGCAGGCTGACGATCTGCTGTCTGTCGCGAAATTAAAAATGCTGCTGGCTATCTCTGAAGGTGAGATTCAGGGTGATTTAACCGCGCAGCAGATTTACCTGAACGATACGCAACTGGCTAATGAGGATGGCACCTATAACTTTACCGGCGTCGTGTGGGACTGGCGCAGGGGTACGCAGGACCAGACCTATATTCAGGGTATGCCTGAGGTCGATAATGAGCTGTCGGTGGGTGTTGCAGTAACGCAGACTATCGCCTGGACCCGCCAGTTTACCAATCTGACGCTCGATGCCGTTCGCATAAAGTTGAGCCTGCCTGTGCAGTACCAGTACAAAGACAACGGCGACATGGTTGGTACCGTTACGCAGTACGCCATTGACCTATCAACAGATGGCAGCTCGTGGGTCACGGTAGTTAATGGCAGCTTTAACGGTAAAACCACGTCTGAGTATCAGCGCGATCACCGCATCGAGTTACCGAAAGCGACTTCAGGATGGTCAATAAGGGTGCGTCGAATCACTGCGGATTCGACGTCCTCAAAACTGGTTAACGCCTTCAAGGTATTTTCGTTTGCAGAAGTGATCGACAGTAAGCTGCGCTACCCCAATACCGCGCTGCTTTATATCGAGGTAGATGCGAGCCAGTTCAGCGGACAGGCTCCGAAGGTAACCTGCAAGCCTAAAGGTCGGCTAGTACGCGTGCCGACGACCTATGACCCGGCATCACGCACTTATGCCGGTACGTGGCAGGGTGATTTCAAATATGCCTATACCGATAACCCAGCGTGGATTTTCTATGACCTGGTGCTGGATAAAATTTTTGGCATGGGGACGCGTGTCGATGCCACCATGATCGACAAGTGGGAGTTGTACAGCATTTCTCAGTATTGCGATCAAATGGTGTCAGACGGCGCAGGCGGCACAGAACCGCGCTTTACCTGTAATGTTTTCATTCAGAGTCAGCAGGACGCTTACACAGTACTGAAGGACATTGCTGCGATATTCCGTGGCATAACTTTCTGGGGAAACAGCCAGATTTTTGTTAATGCAGACGTGCCGCAGGTCGATTCAGACGGCAATGTTGACGTTGATTTCGTTTACCATGCCGCTAACGTCATTGACGGCCTGTTCACTTATGCTGGTGGTAGTTACAAGAACCGCTATTCTTCCTGCCAGGTTAGCTGGTCCGATCCTATTAACCACTATTCCGATACTGTTGAGGGCGTCTACGACTCAGACCTCGTGCAGCGCTACGATGTGCGCGAGATGAGTCTCACCGCTATCGGCTGTACCTCTCAGAGCGAGGCACACCGACGCGGTCGCTGGGCCATTCTTTCTAACGCCAAAGACGGTACGGTTTCATTCGGTGTAGGTCTGGATGGTTACATTCCGATCCCGGCTGAGATTATTGGTGTGGCGGACCCGTTCCGCAGCGGCAAACAGAATGGTGGCCGCATCAGTTCGGTCAATGGTCTGCGAATCACTCTGGACCGGCCTGTTGATTACGCAGCCGGTGATCGGCTGGTTGTGAACCTGCCAGATGGTACCGCGCAGACCCGGACAATTGGCAGCATCAGCGCTGATAAGAAAACGGTCAGTGTGAATACTGCTTTCCGCATTGCGCCGGTGGCTGGCGCGGTCTGGGCTATCGACAGTAATAATCTGGCTATTCAGTATTTTCGCGTTACCTCAGTAGCAGGTAATGATGACGGCACATTTACCATTACCGGCGTGCAGCACGATCCGAACAAGTACCGCTACATTGATGACGGCGTGCGTATTGAGCCAGCACCAATCACGGTCACGCCCGTCAGCGTGCTTAAGGCACCGGCCAACATCAAAATCAGCGAGGTCAGTTTCGTTGAGCAGGGGCTTTCAGTCTCATCAATGCAGGTAACGTGGGACCGTGTTGAGGGTGCAATCAGCTATATGGCTCAGTGGCGCAAGGATAAAGGCGACTGGATTAACGTCGCGGTAACCAGCGCTCAGGGCTTCAGCATTCAGGGGATTTACACCGGCGTCTATGATGTCCGAGTGCGTGCTGTTAACGCGGCAGAAGTCTCTTCTCCATGGGGCTATGCTGACTCGACATCACTCATTGGCAAAACAGGTAAGCCAGGCACGCCGGTTAATCTCCGAGCCACTGACAATGTGGTCTGGGCAATCGATGTTACGTGGGCGTTTCCTGATGGTTCCGGTGATACCTCGTACACAGAGATTCAGGTCGCCACGACGGCAGACGGGCAGAATCCTCAGTTCCTGGCCTACGTTCCGTATCCCGGTGTCAGTTATCAGCATGGCCCTATGCCCGCAGGTGTTCGGCGCTGGTATCGCGCCCGGCTGGTGGATCGCATCGGTAACACTGGCGACTGGACAAAGTTTGTTGAGGGTGCCAGCAGTGTTGATGCAACTGCGTTACTGGGCGACATTACCGAGCAGGTCCTGAAAACGGATGCTGGTAAACAGCTCATTGCAAAAGTCGATACCAACATTGATGCGATGCTGCAGAATGCGCTAAACCTCGATGCAACGGTTGATCACCAGATGGCAATCGCGGGCGCAGCTAACCAGAACCGCGCCGACATCCTGACAGTTAAACAGACCATCGCCACGAACGACCAAGCTTATGCGCAAATGTTTGAGCAGGTGCAGGCTGCAGTGGGTGATAACGTGGCAGCCATTCAGCAGACTTCGACGGCGCTGGCTGACACCAACGGCAAGCTATCAGCACAGTACTCAGTAAAAGTTGCCGTAGACAGCAATGGTCGTCAGTACGCAGCTGGTATGGGTATTGGCGTCGAGAACAGTCCTTCAGGCATGCAGACACAGGTGCTGTTCCTGGCTGACCGTTTCGCTGTGATGTCGCAGGTTGGAGCAACGCCGAAAACCTTCTTTGCTATCCAGAACGGCCAGACCATTATCAATTCTGCCTTTATTGGTGATGCGACCATTACCAGCGCGATGATCGCTGCATATATCCAGTCAACAAACTATATTGCCGGGACTGCCGGCTGGAGGCTGGGTAAAGATGGGACATTTGAGAGAAATGCTGCAAATGGCTCAGGCAGGGTTGTGGACACTGGCACATTAAGACAGGTCTATGATTCAAATGGCACTTTACGCATCAGAGACGGGCTCTGGTAAGGAGAATAAATGCCTGGTGGCCTTCAGTGCTGGGATGCAAATGGAAAGCTGATAGTTGATATTGGAGATTACAATACTCGATATCTTGGCAGAACATCCGTAACCATGGCGGCTAATACCAATCATGTGACTGGATCATTCGGGGGGCTTACATCATCAGGCTCATTTGTTGTAGTGGCTTCTGCTTCAAGCTCTTCCTATTACACACCTTCTAATTTTGCTGCTCGATCATATGATGGCGGATATCGCATATTTAAGCTTTCAGCATATACCGCTGCAGTTACCTTAACTTTGGACATGTACGCATTCATATGAGTGGATATCAGGTTTTTAACTCTGCTGGGGCGCTTGTAATTGATTCAGATTATAAAGGTACCTATTACCGTGATACGGTTAACTATACGAGCATAACGGATATAGGTTATTACAACATTACATGCCAACTTGGAAACTCCAACGATATGGGGCATGCGAACGCGAGTATCCCAGTAGATGATAATCTGCGGTGGTTCAAGCCAAACAATAATGCCAGGATGTTTTTTACCGGTCCCGACTGGGTGACTGCTAATGCCGGCTCAATGGCCCGTAGTCGAAGTGACATGCCTGTAGAAAGTGGTTATCGGGACATTTTTAACTCTGCAGGACAGTTAGTCTGGTCGGCTGTAATGGCTGCTAAAATACCTCGCATCCTTGGTTTTTTTGATGTTCCGGCAAACTTCGATTTGGATAACTCTGTTTATTCACAAGCGATTGGTAATGACTCATGGATTCTTGTAAGTTCTGTACCCGGTGGAAACATTTCTGATGATGGTTCCGGCACCGGTTTTTCGGGACCATTCTTTAGATTCCAGAATGGAACGTTGCAATGCCAGTGGGTAAACAAGCTCCAGCAGTCATGGGCTAGCACGCTGAGGCCTTATGGCATGCGTATTCCCTATGGAGTGTTTTCCAACCTCAGTTAGAATGAATTATAAGTAAAAGCATTTTTCTAATTCAATTTCTTCCAAATGGATGTGATATGCTTACATATGGAGTGACGTATGAAATATATTTTAACGGCGTTATTAATTGTTCTCTCAGTTGGCGTGCAGGCTCAGAACAAAATTACGTATCCTGATAGAGCGGAAAAGCTAAGATTTGGAGGCGAGGTGGAACTTCTTTATGATGTGACGCCAGAAGGATCCGTTTCTAACATCAGAATTTTGAAGGTTTATCCCAGTTACCTTTTTGATCGCGAAGTAAAACGGCAAATGTCTGACTGGACGTTCCCGGCAAAGAATCCAAGAAAAGACGTTCCGCTAAAAATCGTATTTAAGCCAAACTAATCAAATAAAATCCAAGAACCCGGCCACTGTGCCGGGTTTTTTATTGCCCGGAGAAAGCTATGCCAGCAGGCACTATTGCATTAACCAATAACTTAACAGCTGTGACAGGCTCGGGGACCAGCTTCACAACTGAGCTTAAAGCTAACGATTTTATCGTTGCAGTTGTTGGTGGTATCACTTATACGCTCGGCGTGCAGTCTGTAAACTCAGCAACCGGCGTTACGCTCATTACTGCGTACAATGGACCTAACGCATCTGGTGTTGCATGGACAGCAGTTCCAAATGCGGCGCTGGTTGGAATTACTGCACAGGTAGCAGCTGACGTTGCTAAGGCAATTCGGGGACTCAATCTAGACAAAGCGAACTGGCAGCAGATTTATAGTGCGAGTGGAAACATCACGGTCACACTTCCTGACGGCAGCCAGTACACCGGACCGGCGTGGAACAGCATTACCTCAACGATGCTGACGAAGGCAGACAACCTAAATAGCGTGTCTAACAAGACTACCGCTAGGGCAAATCTGTCTGCGACAACCTCTCGTAACCTGACTGAAGGTAGCGGCAACGACTGGTATGCGACGTTTAACTCTCCACTGGATATGGGCATGAAGCTTCATGCCGATACTCAAAATACAGTAAGCCCATGGGATGCACCTTCTCAGTATTCCCTTGTTAACTACTTTCCATCACCTAATGCTAACGTCGGCACCGCCATAGCCAGCACATGGGGCTCATCTGGTGATTACTGGCTCAACTCCAGAAACTCTGCCTATCCTGGCTATCAGGGCTGGAAGGGATGGTCAAAACTCTGGCATTCGCGTAACACCACTGTGGATAGTAACGGCTTTATCAAGCGAGCCTCACCGATTGTTAAGCTGTTTTCTGATGGCACCTGTGAAGTGAATGACCAGGCCAGCGGAGTGACTTCTGAGAGAGTAAGTGAGGGAGTTTATCGCATTTCTGGGACTCAGGGTTTCAATTCAGACGCAGCATGGGGCGGGCCTGACGGGGGAATCGGGCTTCCGAAAGATCGCAATGACTTGTCGTTGCTTTGGGTGGATTATGAAGTAGGCATGACGGGTGACCTGCTTATTAAAACCTTCCATCGTGAACACGCATCAGCGCCAGTTTTTGCACGGAACGAAGTTGATGGTTATCAGGACGGCACGCCGATTGATATCCCGGCAGGCCGCTGGATTGATTTGCGCGTTCAGGTCTACTCAAAAGAAGAATTGCCACCCGTTGTGCCTGATTCTGAGTCGGTAGAAGGCGATTCTCAGGAATTATAAAAAAAGCCCGGCGACCGGGCAATGACTCACCGCTCCTGTCTGAGCAGGCTACGGGGTGGGTCATTTGAGATTAGTCACTCGCCTCCACTCCCGCCTGATTAAAACTCCTTTCCGCTCAAGCCCTTTACAAATCTGTGAACTGGTCCGCCTTGATCAACAACACGGATTGATATTACTGTTTATGCATACAGTATTTATCAGGGGAGGATTAATTATGCCGAGAGACTACGAGATAAAAGACGCGTTTGTAAGTGCCATCAGGACCAAAGCGGGTGCAGGGCGCATTGTAACGACCGAGGAATTCGTCAAAGAACTGGAACGGCTTAACTGGCACTTCAGCCTGCGCGAGGCAAATCAGTGGATAAAAACAAATACAACCACGTTTCGTGACGTTTCCACGCAAGAGGGTGAAGCTAAGACCTACCAGCAGTTCAATCCAAACGGGGGTATCTGACATGGGATTTCCTTCACCGGCGGTTGACTACATCGAACCTAGACTAACCCTGAATAGCATGCTGATGCCTCACCCAGCCAATATGATGTTGTTAGAAACGCAGGAAGGGTTTGTGCTGGTAGACCGCACTTTAACGGCCAAAAATGGCGAAGCAGTCGCTTTTCAACTCGGCGACTACCCGCAGGTAGGAAAATTGTTCAGCACAGGAATTATAACTTCTGACGGCGAGACGATCGACGGAGAGGGGATGGACGGGATTATCGTGCTGGGTAAAGTGACAGCCGAGATAAGGTCTGTTTATGAACCTTCCAGACCGACTCTCTGAAAAATGCCCGCACAATAGCGGGCACCTTCTTTATCGGTTAGAAATGTACAAAGTCACTTCCAGCCCTAAGCGCATATCAATAAATGCTGGTTTCTTCCACATAGCAATTCCTCCCTAAAAGTAAAATACCACCCAATTATACTTCAAAAATTAAAGATAAATTGAGTACATAAATGAGTACATCATTTTTCATGACTCATTCTGCGATATCCTTATAAACATAAAGATAACATAGAATTATCCATGCCTCTCAACCGTGAAATTCATAGCTCTGCCTGTTCTGGATCTGCAGACCCGGCACGCTGCTGAGGTTTTCCGACAGATTAACGCGCGGTGCTGCCTGACGCATATCGTCGCCGCTGACCACACTCAGGGCGGCAGGCGTGTCGAGTTCGT